AGCCGCGAAGATCAGCAGTCCCCACAACGGCGCGGACGTTGGCTCTGAAACGACGACGGCGAGCAGTTCAATCATTCAGCACTCCGCAGCGATCAGGTACCACGCGGTCCCCTCGCGAGCGATGGCGCAGTTTCGGGCAGAGGCCGCCGTGCCGATATCCGCGAATAGGTTGCTGGAAGATACGGTATTCGGCGTGCTCGTCGTGTACTTGAACGTCACGGTTTTGAGCGTGTTCTTTGACCATGCACCAGTAAACGTGCAGACGCGAAACACCTTCCTTGCAGCCGGAGGGGGCGCACCGAACGCCAGTGATTTGCCCGCCGCTGGCGGTAGAGCCTCAAACACCAGCGGTTTGCCAGCGGGTACTTGATTCTCCACCGTCAGCACCGCCCGCCCGATCCGCTCCGCAGCGTCGGGCGTGAACTGCACAACGTCCTGCGGGCGTCGAAGCGGGATCACGACGGCATCGCTCCAAAGATCGTGGTGAAATTGGCCTCTGGCAGAACGCGGCGCTCAAGGATCGCCGGGGCGCCGCCTGTTTGCGCGCCGCTGCCGTTGAGTCCCACCGGGTTCGGAGAGGCGATCCACTCGCCGTTCTGAAAATCAAAGACCATCGCCCTGCGCTTCTGCACGCCGTCGATGAAATTGAAGCCAACGTCCGGAAGCTGGAGGTTCCACCCCGTCTGTCTGTACTGGAGTTCTGCGGTCACCTGCCAGTACTTTGCCACCGCGGCGGAGAACTCCTCCTGCACAAAGGCGATGTTCACGCCCGTGACCTTGAACGTGTGGGCCGGGGCGCCGCCGTACGTGGCGTTGTTCAAGTGGTTGATGCTTGCGGCCTGCGTGTAGGGGAAAAACTGCCCGTACGTGTTTTGGTCTTGGTTCGCGCTCGGGCCAAAATTCTTCACGACGGTGAATCGAACCATCGCCTCAGAGGCCGTCAGCCCTTGATAGTAGTCATAGGCGGAGTTCGTGAGCGGTAGCCTTGTGTTGTTGCCGCTCCCGGAGTAGTAGTACAGCGCCGGGACTTCGGCGGAGCCAGACTGACTGGCCCACTGCGCGGCTCGCGCAGACGGAAACACCAGTTCTTCGTCGCGGATAAGGCCGTACTCTGCCTCGATCAGAGCCTTGTACGGGTCGCCTTCGTAGTGCTCGCTATAGCTGATCTTGCGGCATCGCAGCCACGGCTGACTTGGGTGTGAGGCCCCCCACTGAAAAGACGGCGCGGCGATCCCCGCCAAGTCGAAGTCTATTAGAGGGTTTCCGGTCAGCGTGTTGTCATCGAGGATGGCAACCCACTGCCGACGCGCAATCGACGCCTTGCCAAGCTCAAGCTCGGCGCGGCGCGGAAGCTCGACGATTGATTTGATACCCATGTCAGTTGCCAGTCAGCCTCGCGTACCCGACGATGGAAACAGGTGCGTTTACGTTTCTAACGACCTGCTCAAGGGCGGCGTTTGCAATTTGCTGAAGCAGTTTCGTTTGAAGCCGCTGTTCGATCAGTGCCGGGTCTTGCCGGCCAAGCTCAAGGCCCAGCACAAGGTCGGCACCCTGTTGTGTGCGAACGTCGATGCCCTGAATCGTCCGCGAGCCTAGCGTGTTCAATTCCTGAAGCCGCTGAACGTCGCGCTCAAACTCCGCCTGCCGCTCCGCGGCGATCTGGTTCAATACGTTTTCGCGCTGCTCTTGCCTCTGCTGCTGTTCTCTCTCGTACTGCTCGGCCAACTGACGCTGTTGTTCGGCGGCGGCCCTCTGGTCTGCCAGAACCTGATCCTGAAGCTTTTGCTGTCCGCGGAATTTTTCGTTGATGATGTCTTTTTCACCGCGCATGGCCTGTTGCAAGGCGCGGATGCGCTGCACGGCCGCTCTCCCGGCCTGTGCGTCCAATTCGCCGGCCTCTCTCGCTGCGTTCAGCGCCGCCCTTTCGACATCGATGCGATCCTGAATCGCCTTGATGTTGAGCGCTGCTTCGCGCTTTCTCGCGGCGACTGCGTCTTCGGCGTCGATCTCCGCCTTCTTGCGCCCCTCGATCTGCTCCTTCAGAAACGCGTCTACTCTGTTCGCGGCGGCGACCTTGGCGTCAAATATGTCCTTCTGGCCCTGAAGCTCTCGCTGCTTCCTCTCCTCCAGCCGCTGTAGCTCCAGCTTGAAAACCTGCTCCGCGTTGGCGATGGCTTGCTGATCAATCTGGATGCCGCGCTCTCTTGCGTCCTGTTGGGCCTTCGCCACGAACTGCGTGAAGGTGGCCGCGGCCACGGCCCCTTCGTTGCCGAACTGCGAGGCACTTGCGATCAGCGACTGGAAGCCTTGGTTCATCGACTCAAAGGCTTTGTCGAACCCCTCGCCGTACCCCATCTCGGCGGCCTGCTGCTGTTCGTCAAGCTGTTCGCGAAGTTTCTCAACGTCCTTCAGCCGCTGCTCTGACGCCGCAAGCTGCGCGTCGTTGCGTAGGGTTGCGGATCGCCGCATGAACTCCTCGGCGCTGATGCTGGAGTCGCTTGCCAAGTCCTCGATCTCAGACTCGATCCTTGCCCGCTTGAAGCCAATCTCGTCTTGCAGCCGAAGCCGTTCCTCAGAGAGCGCATTTACCTGCTTTTCAAGCTCCGTCTCCTCTTGGCTCTTCTTGAGAAGCGTGTCCACGAGCTTGGCCCGCTCTTCCACAGCCGCAAGTCGTTCCTTCTCGACCTGCAAGCCAGTCTTCTGGCCGTCGGCCATCTGTTGTTCCATGTCGCGGGCTTCACGGAGACGCACGACCTTTGCGTCAATGGCCGCTGCGGCGTCTGTGTCGTTGTCTTTCCGTGCTTTGGCCGCGTTCTCCTCCAGCCTCGCGATCTCGCGATTGATCGCAGACACGTTCTGGAGTGCCTTTGCGCGGGAGGCGTCTCCACCCATCAGCTTTTGAAGCTGAAGCTGCTCCTTGAGCGCGTCGTTCTCTTTCAGAATCTGATTGGCGATCTGCGTGTCTGTTTGGATGCGGGCTTTGTTCTCCTCTTCAATCGCGAGAAGCTCGCCCCGGACTCCCTTTACAAGCTCAAGCTGCTCCTCAAACTGCCTCTTCGCTTCCGCGAGCCGCTTGGCGTACTCTTCAGCGCCGATGTCCTCAAGCTCTCGATTGAGCCGCGCGACAGCCCTCTGAAAATCTGACGCAGCCACGAAGCCGGACTGGCCGAACTGCCCCGCCTTCGCAATGGCGTCGCCGAGTGCTTGGTTTCCCTTTTCAAGAGCGTCCTTCATGGTCTGCGACAGTTCGTCCGCAGCCGCAGCCGTGGCTCGGATCGATGTCGTGGCCGCTCCGCCGTAGCCTGTGATTTGCCTGAACCAGTTGGTTATGTCTCGGCTTAGGAAATCGATGACTCGGCCGACTCCCTTCAGAAAGTCTGCAATCGGCTTTAGCGCGATGTTCACGAGACGCAATGCCACGCCTATGACCTGCCCTAGCACATTCGCAAAAACACCAAAGCCACTTAGAAGAGGCGACAGGGCGTCCAGTACAATCCCGAATGTTTTCCCTAGTTCAGAGATGACAGGTGCGAGGCCGTCGGCGACGCTCTTGGCAATGCCGATGAACGGCGTAAGCACCTCGTTTCCAACGCCCCGTATCGCGGCGCCAACGTCGTTGAACGAGTTGCCAAGGTCGAGCACACGCTTGACATCTACCTCCGAGAGCCTCGCGTTGAAGCGGTCCAGCCGCTGCTCTGCTTCGCCAAGGTTCTCCAAGAACGGCAGAAGCTCCGCGCCAGACTTTCCGAAGATGGCGACGGCCGCCGTGGCCCGCTTTGCCGGGTCTTCAATCGCCAGAAGTTGCGTTGCTATGGTGCGAATCGTCTTTTCGGTGTTTTCGCCCTTGATCGACTCAAGGCTGATGCCGATGTTGCCAAGCGCTTTTGCCGCCTTCTGCCCCCGTTCGTCTGCGTTTGCAAGCGTTCGCAGGAGCCTTGTCGTGGCGGAGTTTACTTGCTGAAAGGACACGCCAGTAGTTTTGGCCGCTTCTTGCAGGGTCTCTATGAACCTGAACGAGACCCCAAGCTTGTTGGCAGTGTTCTGAAGCTTCTGTGTCTCCGCCTCAAGCCGCGAAAGCCCCGCCGCAACCGCACCTGAAGTGACCAAAAGCGCCGCAAGCTGGCCGACGGGGTTCAGCAGTATCGTTCCAAGCGTTGAAAAGACGCGACCGACACTCGCCCCAAGCGCCGGGAGGTCAGCTAGAGAGCGGCCGAGTCTCGTTATTGTTCCAGAGGCGCCCCGCACGTTGTTGAAAAAGTCGGCGACGTTGACCGCGGCTTGACCGAACACGCCGGGCAGAAGCCTCGCTGCCGCGGCTAATTCGCTTGTCCCCTCGGCGGCTTCCGTCGCCCCCTCGCCAGCCACAAAGAAGGCTTCCCCGGTCGCGCGCGACGCCTCCGCAAGCTCTGCGGCGCTCAATCCCTCGGCAGCGCGAGCGAGCGCGGCAGAATAGTTCTCAAGGGGCAGGACTCCTGCATCAAGAAGCTCCTGAAGCTCGCGCTGCTTCTCATAAAACCTGTCAAGATTCGTTAGCTGCGATTCAATGATGGCGTCGGCTTCTTTCTGAAGCTCCGCCTGCCTTCTAGTGGCCTCCGCCTCCGCGTCCTGCGCTTCCGCCGTCCGTCGCAACGCCTCCGCGTAGTCATCGAGCGAGCCGGTCCCCGACGCAACGCTGTCCGTGATCTCTGACAGAGACTCCGCCACCCCCGCCGTGCCATCTAATTCAATCTCAAAAGCATCCGCGACAGCTTTTTGAAACGTCTCGGCATCCAGAGCGCCGGCGCGAAGCTGTTCCGCGTATTCGGAGAGAGACTCGACAGCGGTATCCTGAGAGTCCCCAAATGCTTTCGTCGTCTCTGCGGCTGCGGCGAACACATCGGAAGCCTGCTGCGCTTCCTCCCGTATCGCGGCGAACGACTCGGCGTACTGCTGCGCCGTGATCGTCTTCTCCTCAAGCTGCTGCGCAAGCGCGGCAAACCGCTCTCCGAACTGCTCCTGCGCTCTGGCCGCCGCGGCGGATTGCTCCGTGAACGGCTCAAAGACTTCCGTGATCTTCTCGACCTGCGTCCCGAGGGAGGCGAGTGCGCGTTCAAGCGGCGTGAGCTTGACGCCGGTGGCGTCAGCGTTGATCTTCAGCGCCAGCGAGAGGATGTCCCTAGCCATCGTCCGTCTGCCCCAGTGCCGCGCGCAGTCCCATCAGTACGTCGATGACCTGCGATTCGTGCTGCGGGCGTTTCTCCAGCGGTATAAAGTCGTCGGCCTTGAAGGTCTTCCCCTTCGGCGCATGCGGGGCAAGCACCGCCGTGGTCAGTAACGCTGTCTGCCTCCACGGATCGGGAAGGGCTTCAAAGTAAGTCGAGTAAGCGACCCACTCAGTCAGTTCCTGAGAGTCCATCCTGTTGCATAGCTCTTTTACGGTCATTTTCAGGTGCCCGGCCAGACGAAACAGAAACTGTCTCGTCGGCAGGACACTCAATCTTTTCCCATCGACTCGACATCCGCAGCGCTCATGCTGTTGTGAGAGATGGCCGCATCGAACAGCCGCCCCATAACGGCACCGGACTTACTCGCAAGCTGCTCGACCTGAGAGCGACTGAAGAGCAGCTTGCCGTGTTCGTCGCACAGGACGCGAGCAAGGTACTCCGTCCTGAAGTTGTCAACGCCCGTCTCCCTCTTGCCCATCCACAGTTTTTCGTAGGCATCCCTTTCTCCCACGGACATGATCCGAACGTAGACATCGCCACCCCACTCCGGGACGGTGATCTTTTTCAAGCCAAGGTCGTCGGCGGCAAGAATCTCGTCGGCTGTCAGAGCCATTTCAGTTCGTCTCCTTTGAAAGCTTGAAGGTCGCTGTGAACCTCCAAACATCGTTCACTTTTGCGCCTGCCTCCAATGTCTGGCAGATGGCGTGAGTCGTCATCAGATACCCGGCCGTCTGGGTGGTCGATGTACCAACGAACGCCGTACCGCCGATTGAAAGCACTCGCTTCGCGCCCCACTGGTCGATGGACACATTGGCCGTCGAGAGGCACAGCACTTCTATAGAACCGATGTCAACCGACCACGGCTTCTGAATCTGTGTGTAGGTGGTCGCCATTGTGGTAATCGGGCCGACCGCCGTGGAAAGCTTCACGGCAGAAAGCGACACGGTAGAAGCACCGCGTCCGAGCGGCAGACTGCCGCCGTAGGACGACCGCAGTTCGACGACCGTGCCGAACGCCGTGCCGCCCCACGATGCTGTGACGCCGGCGGTTATCAGTGCCATGACGGACCCCCGTCAGGCTTATTCGCTCAGTGCGGTCGTGCGGACGAGCGACAGCACCGCCTGCCCACGAACGGCATCGTTGCCGGCAAACGTCACCGTGTTGCTCGACACCGTAGCGAAGTAATTGGTCGCCTTCGTCGCGTTCGACGACCCAATGATCGCCGTGCCGCCGACGGTGATGAGAACCGTTCCGGTCGCACCGTCGAGCAGGAAGACGCTGGAGGCCGTGGAGGTCGAGGCGATGTAGTCGAACGTGATCTGACGACCCGAATTGCCGTTCTCGTCTGGCACGACAAGCGGGCGGTCGATCCGTGCGGCCTGCTCTCCGGTCGTCTGGCCGAGATGGCTAACGTCGATCTTGGACTCCGCCGCGGCGGGGTTCGTGTTTGCGACGACGATGTTGGTGACCGTGTAGATGCTGGCGTCAAAACGCAGAACGGTCCCCTTGGTGGTCGCGTTTCCGTTGTGCGGCGTCAGATAACTCACGTTTCAAATCTCCTGCCAAAGAATTGTGTATGTCTGACTCACGGTGTAGACGGGCGGGAGGTCGCCTCCCGCCAGCGTCACGAATCCGTCAGCCTCGTTCAAAAGACTGACGTTCCGTACCGTGATCCAGTCTCCCAAAGCTCCCCCCCACCCATCCAGAGCATGGCGGCACTTGTCGGCAAGCTCTCTGGCGCCTTCGTACGTCTCTGAGTAGAGGTCAACCTGAAGCGTCACGGTCGGAATCCCCGCCGGCCCCGACAGGGTCATTTCCCGCTGTACTGCCACCCGACGCCACGTGATAAACGGGATCGCGGCGGTCGCCGGCGCCAGCACCGGGTAAATCCGCGTGCCGACCATCGCCGCGACGGACGGGTCTGACTTGAGCGCGTCGGCCAGAAGTGGCTCTGGTGCTTTTACGCTCATTTCAGAGTGTCCCCGTGGAGGTGCGGACGAGAGTCTGAAACGCCTGCTCAAGCGAAATGCGAAGCTCGCGAGACAAAATCTCGGCCACAACGGATTTTGTGTCGTTCCACGCCGTTTTTATGGGTGGCTGTCCCTTTCCGCCCGGCAGCATCGGCGGAATCTGGATCGGCGTCTTGCTCTTCTTGAAGTACGCCTGCGGATATCCGGGTTCCGTCTCTACGCGGTGCCCCTCCTCGCCCTTGGGCGGTCGCGGCGTGGGGACGAACTTGAACGGGCCAAGCTTGCTGAAGCTGGAAGCGATATAGGCGTTCTGCCCCTTGACCATGTGCGGGCGAACCTCAACTGCCGGTCTGCCGGGGAGCCGGCGAAGGTGCCCCCTTCTGCCGTACGTGGTGTTTGAATACGTGGTCACAAGCCGCGGGAGCGTGCCTTCCTCAAGCCAGTACTGATGAAAAGCCCTGTCTCGGCCGGTGCGGACGCGGCCCCCCTGCGCCGAACGACTTCTGCCAGAGCCGGCACGCTTGTAGCCGACGAGGCCAACGCAATTTCCGCTCTTCGGGTAGGCGACGACCTTCTTCGCCGCCGCTCGCCTCAGGTTTCCGGTTGGGCCGACCGGCGTGACCGCTTTCAGCCTGTTGAAAAGCGGCTCGATGGCCTTTTCCATCGCAGCGCGAAGAATCTCCGCCTTTGCCTCTGGAGGCAGGGCCTTCCTGAGAGCTTCCTGCAATTCCGTCAGATTCTGGATGTCTGCGGTGAGGATGATGCCGGCGGTAGCCATGTCAGTCTGCCCTCTCCGTGCATATGGCCTCGTGTTCGCTCCTGTTGCCGTGCTCCAGAAGCGAGGCAATCTCAAGCACTCTCCCTCTCCAGACAATCCGCATCGTGCCCTTGAACCCCTCCACGTAACGCAGCCGAACGCGATGGCTGATTTCGGTTTGCTGCTGCCCGGTCAAGAGAACCTCGCGGCTGGAAAGTCCCTCGACGCTCGCCCACCGCTCCGCGAACGTAGACCACGACATGACGGACTCACCCATTGCGTTGCGGGTTTCCGTCGCCTGCTCGATGGTGATCCGCTCGCGCAGCTTTCCGGGGTCTATCATGAACCGTACAGAATGATGGTGTATGAGCTAGTCCCGGCTGTGCCGACGACGCCGATTTCAAACTCGTTGTCCTCAATCGATTCGCTGACGGCGATCTGGTTCGCGCGGCTGTAGAGGGTCATCGCGTACCCGACGCCGTCTAGCTGGTCGCTCGCGCACCTGACCATGTTCGCCCCCGTCGCCGAGAATGCCACGCGGCTGATCGAGGAAAACACGACTGCGGCGCCGGACGAATCCGTGTACGCGGGCGTGTTGCAATCCACGTTGATGACCGCCGTGCCAACGGTGCCGGTGACGACCGCCACCTTGCCGCTGCTGTACTCCGTCGCGTGCGCAAGCGAGACGGTCTTGACGCTCTTCGTCGGATCGCCGATGGACGAATCAGTGAAGTTGACATCAATCGTGAATCGTCCGAGCAAACTCATCGGTAGCTCCCCCATCTGGATGAATCGAGCAACGCTTTCACGCCGAACGGAATCTCTGAGAGGCTCGCGGCGTCTGCCGCCATCCTGCGCTCGTACCACAGCCCGACGAGCCACAGGATCGCGCTCTTGATCTTCTGAGAGACGCTTGAGCCGTCCGGGCCGTATCCGCCCCACCAGCGAACCGTAATGGCGTTCTGGTCGAGCCTGTGTGCGGGCCACGAGCCGCTGTAGTTGTTCCGGATGACACCCGGCAGGGCGTCTCTGTCAACGCGGTATCGCGTCTCCGAAAGCGTGACTGTCGCGGAACTTTCCAGCGTGTACGTCACCGACACGGCGGTGCAAGTGCCGGCCGAGGCCATCGGCGGCTTCGGCAGTTCGATTTCCACGGGGAACGAATCGAGCTTCATCACGTACTCTCTGTGGACGAAACTTTCATCGCAGTAGGACTCGCACCACTCCCTCGCGGCTGTGATCAGGGCGCTGACGTACGCATCGTCGTTCGACGTATCGATGCGGCAATGGTGCTTCGCTTCGGCGAGCGTGACCGGCTCAACTGCCGGCGGCGTCGCGACTTTCAGGCTTCGGTACTGCACTTCGTCGTGTCCTCCGTGGGGTGGCCGCGGCCACTTCCGTCTGGTGTTCCACTGCCGCTGTCTCGATGGCCGGGGCAGGGGCTGGCTCCTCGCTCACGGCCACGCCGTCGGCGATCAGCCGCCGTGCCGTCTCGTCCTCGCACTCGACGACCTTGCCGGCGTGGTAGGTCGAATACCGCTTCACAAGCTTGATTCTCATGCGCCGGGAGCCTTCCATGCAGTTTTGGGTGCGCCGTTCGCGGTGTAATCGCCGACATACTGAAACACGGGGGCTTGCAGTTCCTTGCCCGGCCACACGGCCACGTACTCGCCGTGACCGATGGACACCCGCGGAGTGACGTACGCCCTGTTGCCGCCTTTCTTGAATTGGCGCCAGAAAAAAATGTCGGCGTCCGTCCTGCCGTCACCGTACTCGCCGGCCGCATTCGGGATGTCCTGAAACCAAGGCTTCGGCGTCCGCTTGAGCGCCTTGGTGCTGATGACGGTGCATCCGAAGTGGGCGCTGTCCACCTCTTGCACAGGCTCGCAGAACCACTCAATCGGCAACTGGGTCGAGCCGTCTTTCGGCGGGGCGTCAAGCTGGCCGGGGAGAGTGAACATCGGCCGGCCGTCCTCGCGTTTGACCTGCAATGGCGCGAGGGCGTCACAGTTGAGCGCCATTGCCATGCCGACAAGCTCCTCAACCGTTTTGCGATCCCAGAACGAATCGTAGTCGGTCGTCAGGATGTATTCCGTCGAATCCGCAAACTGTTCTAGGCAGCGTTGAATCACCTGAGGCCACAGCGCCCCCTGTCCGAGCGTCGGTCGAATCCCGAGCGGCATAAGCGCTTGCGCCCAGCCGAAGATGTTCGCGATGGGGCCAAAGCGGGGGCCACTCATCACGCATTCGATGCGAACGTCCATGTCCGTCGAACCAAT